TTGATTTGGGTCATGTTGTAAGTGATGCCATCATTCTTGATTTTGAAAAAGATTTAGGTGGTTCAATGGCATATCTCAAAATCCTTGGTAACTTACTTAATAAACCAGTCAAAGAACAACAACCATATACTAATGATGATGTGAAAAACTGCCTCTATGAATTTATGGCAGAGAAGGAGCAAAATGGGTTAGATCCTAAACCTACAGATGAAGAATTAAATTGGTTTGTTTCAATGTTTCCAGATGTGAGTAGGAAGTCACTGGGACAATATATTTCAAATACTTCTGCTGGTGGACGTCATCAAGCAAATAAAACATACTCTTCACAACAGTTGAAAAATATAGCAAAAGCATATGCTGACATGGAGGAATTTACTGGTTACACTATTGCTGGACCATATGACCTAGGTCATGCTCAAGATAGTGCTTTAGGTTTAGCACTGAGAAAGATGATAGATGATAAAACTAGGAAAATAGTAATTTTGTTATATTGTAAGAATATGGCACAGCAGAATATGTGGGTTGATAAAAATGGCAATGCAACTACAAGGAGGTCAAACATTTTGAATACCTATAATAATATTTCTAAGTATTTTGATATTCAAATTGTTTGGAAAATGGTAAAATACAAGTAATTATTGTTAGTTACCTCTAAACTGGACCTATATTACAGACACACACATTGATGATCACCCTTCGTCCTCATCAGCAGACAGCAATCAATACCCTTCGCACACATTCTTTGGGTCAGTGCATCTTCCCCACTGGTGGTGGTAAGACATTGGTTCAAATCAAGGATGCTATGTGGCGCTTTGAGGTGAAACAACCCAGAACCATTGTTGTTGTGGCACCTAGATTGTTGCTTGCTAATCAACTTTGCTCTGACTTTCTTGAGCATGTTGATAATGCAAATGTGCTGCATGTTCACAGTGGTGATACCAAACATTTCAAGACTACCAAGGCAGACAGAATCAATCTGTTTGTGTCTATGTGTCACACAGTGCGTGAGCATGTTATCATCTTCACCACATATCACTCTCTGCATCGCATTGTAGAGTCTGGTATTGACATTGACACAATATACTTTGATGAAGCACATAATAGTGTTCAGCGTCACTTCTTCAAGTCCACTGATGTATTGTCTAAGAAGGCAGATCGTGCTTTCTTCTTCACTGCTACACGCAAAACATCTGCTGTAACACACAAACCAGGCATGAATTGGGTTGATACTTATGGTGAGGTAATTGCCAGGGTTTCTGCACCTGAACTTGTGGATGGTGGTTACATCTTGCCACCACAAGTGAAGGTCATTGATATGGATAAGCACCCTGTAAAAGCATGTACTCCATTGATTGATGCACAGAATGTATTGACCTCTATTGATGACATGGGTCTCAAAAAGATCCTTGTATGTGTCAAGACTACCAAACAGTTGACTACATTGTTTCAGACAGACTTTGCATATCAACTCAGTGAGAGGGGTTATTCTTACCTCTATATCACTGCCAAGACTGGTGCAGTTATTGATGGCAAGAAAGTCAACAGAGATGTATTCTTCAACACACTGAACAAGTGGGGCAAAGATCCTGACAAAAAGTTTATTGTCTTGCATCGCTCTATCTTGTCTGAGGGTATCAATGTGAGTGAGTTGGAAGGTGTTGTTTTCATGAGGAACATGGATGCCATTGAGATGACACAAACCATTGGTAGGGTTATCAGGATTGGGCAAAAGTCTAAGACCTATGGTATGCTTTGTGTTCCTGTTTATTCCAATGTTGGTGTATCCACTCAACGCAGTTTGCAGAGAGTTGTTGACATTGTGTTTGAGCAAGGTGAGATGCTAGATTCTGTTGTCAAGAGATGATTAAACAACCAACTAACAGTAACATACTACATCCTAAACCACCCAAGAATAGTTTTGTGGTGGGTAAATGGGATGATGCAGAGAACTTTTATGCTGTACTTCCCATTGGTAATGCGTTAGCAGTAGTGCATCAATGTGCTATAATAAAGAAGTGCAGAAACGCACAATCAGCAAGAAACTTTATATCAAAACATCAAAAGAGAAGGAAATAAAGTTAGTTACCTCTAAACTGGACCTATAGTATGAGACCCAATCAAATGCCACAAACTCACATCAATCATCCTGAGGATGAGATTCTGACTGGCAATCTTGATGCCATTTCAGCACTCTTTTGTAAGGACAGTAAAATATCAATGAAGATGGATGGTATGTCACTAGTATGGGGCACCAATCCTGAGAATGGTAAGTTTTTTGTTTGCACCAAAGCAGCATTCAACAAGCAAAAGATTCGCCTTTGTTATGATCATGATGACCTATACAAATTCTTTGGTCATCAAATGTCAGTGTTTGAGATCCTATCACATTGTCTAAAGTATCTACCCAGAACAGAGAACATCTATTGGGGTGATTGGTTAGGGTTTGGTCGCACTCATGTTGTGCAACAAAATACCCTTACTTATGTTTTTGCAGAGAAACCAATGCAAAAACTTATCATTGCACCTCACACCAAAGTAACTGTGACAGGCAAGATGTGTGATGCAGTGTGTGAACCATTGGAGGAAATCTTTGATGATACATCTATCATCAAGTGGGTGCAACCTGTAGTGGATAGGATACCACCAATTGATCTAGATCAGAGTGAGGTGAACACCAGGAAGGTGCAGTTTATGACACCCTCAGAGGCATCTGTGGCAGTCAGGAACATCAATACACTTATCCGTGAGGGTAAAGAGTTGACTGACAGTGCATTGTTTGATGTGTTGGGTTGTATCTACCTTGTGAATTTGTATCAAATGGTGATTGAAATGAAGAATGATGTAATGGACAGTTTGATTGTCAATGATGCACCATTGTCCTTCATGTTTGATGACATTCAGGTTGATGGTGAGGGGTTTGTTATCACTAACAAGTATGGCACCTATAAGTTAGTAGAGCGCCCTATGTTTGCTTATGCAAATTTCAACTCTGAAAAAGCATGGAAGAATTGATATGAATTACACTAAAGAACAATTGGTTGATGCACTAGTTCATGAGTGGGAATACCTCTGCCATGATGACTTTGATCCAGAAGATCAATCACCAGAAGAGTATAGAAAGGACATGGAAAAACTCACTGTTGAGGAACTAATTGAGGAGACTAGCACAGATGATGGATTTACATTGGAAGACTTCATGGATGTTCACAGTTAAATAGAGGAAAGATAAATGATTACCACAGAAGCAAAGAAAAAAGAAGTTGTTGTACCAGAGGGTGCAATTCTAATTGATGAGGTATTCTATGTTTGGAAAACTAGGTATGGATTGTATTCAACCATGACCAAAGAAGGCAGGAATATGCTCACTGGAGGCACCAAAGATGGTGTACTTTTAATGACAAGATGGCATCTTAAGTGTGAACAGGATGGCACATTAGAGGATCATTCTTGGGTAGTAGGTGACGCTTTTGTAAGTGGAAAGTTGTAAGTAGATTGTTAGTTACCTCTAAAGTGGACCTATAGTATAAGCATGACTCAGATGACAATCACCAAAACACAAGCACTCCAACAATTCAAGTACAATTGGAAGGCAAGTGGATCAACTGATAGTGTCGCAAAACGTGAGGCATGGGGTATATTTACTGATGAACTTTGTAGAGAGGGATATATCACCATGAAGAAGTATGAGTCCTGGACTAACCCTTTCTAATCCAAACAAACAATTTTTTTATTAACAACATGACAACACTTAATCTTTCTAAAACTGAATTCCAAACCCAAGGTTTACTTGAGGTTGTTAACAATGAATGGAAGGTTGCTGCTATTGAATCTTCTAATAGTACATACAATAAGTTAGAATATAGTGTAGGTAAAAAGTATATCAAAGTGAATCAATTCAGGGTTCATGGTGATGGTAGTTTTTCAAACAATGGTGTCTTTATGTTCATTGATAAAGAGACTGGTGCATGTTACAAACCAGCATCACATAAAGCACCTGCAAAAGGTATTAGATTTTGGATTGATCAACTTGTGATGTATCCTGAAATGGTAGATCCTTATGGTTCATTCCTT